TATATACCCAGAACGTAGGCTGGGGCGCTGGTACTTGGGGTGGTCTTATTGTGGGTACAGCCACCACTGCGGTTTCCGGCGGTACGCTTTCAGCAGCTAACACTACCGTCACAGTGACCTCAACAACTGGGTTTTCTACGCCAACTGGCACTCTGTTGATTGACCAAGAGACAATTACCTACACTGGCACAACAGGCACAACATTTACAGGCTGCACTCGCGGAGTCAGTGGTACGGGTTCAGGCGCGGCTACTACACATACAAACGGTACAGCAGTTGTTCAATCCACCACATTTACTGGTTGGGGTGCTTCGGCTCCTGCCGGTCAAGGTGTTGGACAACAGCTTCGCACATGGAGCCAGTCAACCTTTGGCGAGGACTTGATTTTTAATGCCCGTGGTGGTGCGCTGTACTACTGGGCAAACTCTGCGTCAGCAAACACATTTAATCGTGCGCAGCTTCTCGGCCCTAGCGCGTCAATCGTTACAAAATCAGGAACTGTAACTACAGATTCTTCATGCCCAACAGTTGCCAACTTTGTAATGGTGTCAGATTCCTCAAGGTTTGTCCTTGCGTTCGGCGTTAATGATTACGGCAGTGTGGTTCAAGACCCGTTGCTTATCCGCTGGTCTGACCAAGAGAGCTTTGCCACATGGTTTCCGGCTATTACAAACCAAGCAGGTAGCTTCCGTTTAAGTGATGGCTCGCAAATTATTACAGCCATACAGACCCGCCAAGAGATTTTAGTATTGACGGATTCTGCCATTTATTCTATGCAGTACCTTGGCCCACCTTATGTTTGGAGCTTTCAGATTCTGGGTAACAACATATCCATTGCTGGGCCAAATGCAATAGCAACCGCTAACAATATCACGTACTGGATGGGCACGGATAAGTTCTACATGTACTCTGGTCGCGTTCAAACTCTGCCATGCACTTTGCGTCAGTATGTCTACAACGACATAAATTTAACCCAATCCTTTCAGTTTATGGCGGGAACCAACGAGGGTTACAACGAGGTGTGGTGGCAGTATTGTTCTGCCGACTCCGATGTAATTGATCGTTACGTTATATACAACCACTTGGATAATGTTTGGTACTACGGCGACTGGGTTAACTACACCGGCACGGCATTTCAAGGGCGCACTGCATGGCTGGACAGCGCATTACGCGCTTATCCTATGGCGGCAACCTATGGCGTGGCTGGCGGCACTACAAACGCATTACTCGTGTACCATGAAAATGGGGTGGACGACGGCACAGTCAACCCATCAAATCCTATTGTGGCGCAGGTAACCTCATCTGACTTTGACATTGGGGACGGACACAACTTTGGCTTTGTTTGGCGGTTAATCCCTGACCTGACCTTTGACGGATCAAATGTAAACGGGCCGATTGCCATGTTCACGGTACTTCCCCGCGCCAATCCCGGTGCGCCATATGGCAGTTCTAACAACCCAGATGTTGTCAGTGCGCAGAACTACCAGAACCAAAGAACCTATGAAATACAGCAGTTTACCCAGCAGGTGTATGTCAGGATTCGTGGTCGTCAGATGGCGTTTAAGGTAAGCTCAGATGAGATTGGTGTCCAGTGGCAGTTGGGTGTACCGCGTATAGATATTCGTCCTGACGGTAGGAGATAAGCATGGGATTAAAAACCGCAACCCAACCGCGTTTACCAGCAGCGCCCGATCAGTATGACCGCCAGTATATGGAGCAGCTTATCAACGTGTTGCGCTTGTACTTTAGCCAACTGGACAACGCCTCTCCCGCTGTGTTTTCTTCTCAAGGCGTTGGGACTACCTCGGTGGTAACTGCATTAACCTGCGCCCAACCTGACTTAACAACTCCCGGCGCAACCCAAGTTAGCCTGCCAACCCAAGCAGATCTTGCCAATCTCCGCAAGGGCGACATCTACTACGACACCACTGCCGCCAATGTTCTAAAGATCAAAGTATGACCCACACAACCACCACCCCCACTGAATACGTTCAATTTGACGAAGTTGATGACATCTGGATTAGGTCGTACACCATCGAGAAGGCAGGCTGCGGTTTATCCCAGCACGTACATGAACACGACCACGCTACCCTCATTTCTCGGGGTACTATCGAGGCTTGGCAAGACGGGCAAAATATTGGACAATTCACTGCCCCTGCGGTGCTTACGATTCCGGCTGGCAAAAAACACATTTTCAAAGCATTGACAGACGATGTGGTGCTTTGTTGTTTACATAATCTGCGTGGGACTGGCTTTGAGTCACCCCAATTTAAGGAGTAATTTATGCCAGCGATTGCCCTAACCGCCGCCGAGATTGCCGCAGCCGAAGCCGCTGCCATTGCTGCTGCCGAAGCCGCAGCAGTTCATGCCGCACAAGTAGCCGCCGCACAAGCTGCGCAAGCCGCCGCTGCACAAGCCGCTACACAAGCCGCCGCTACTACCGCTGCAAACACTGCCGCCGCAAACACTGCCACAGCCACAGCTACTAACGCCGCCACAAACCAATCAGTACTCCAAGCCATAGGCGCAAGCCCAGCCGCTCCCGCATCAGCCGCACAATTGGGTGGGTACGGCGCTGGTGCTGCAGGCGGTATTCCCACTTTGGGTGCTGGTGCCGGAACAGGCGCTAATTTAGGATATGAAGCCTTAGCAAAACAAGTCAGCGGGAACGAAAAACTACTAAACGCCGCAAACTACCCCTTGCCTTCTGCTGTGCCAACTGTTCCTAGTGTTCCAAATATTGTGCCTTCCGGCGCGGAGTACATTCCCCCATCTAACTTTGGAGCCCCTCCCGCTTCTCCAACCGGGGATGTGACGTTTGGAATGGGCGAGAATCAAATAGCGACTGTCAAACCTTTCGATTTCGGGTGGGCGGATAAAACAAACTATATGACCCCAGACGCCGCGTATTCCGCCGTTTCTAGTTCGGTTCCTGTACCTTCTCCTCCTCCTCCAGCCCCTGTTGTCATTTCCGGCCCCCCACCTGTAACTTCAGCGTTACCTGATCCAGCGTTACCGCAGTTTAATCCTCAGCAATACCTCATCGACACAATGCCCGGCTCGTTTGTTGCGCCGCCTTCTGCGCCGCCTGTTGCCCCGCTTTATGGTTCTGCACAACCTCCAGCACCACCTAGCATGGGGCCTAACATATTTCCGGATATTGTTCCGCAAGCCCCTGCGCCTGCGCCTGTTGTAGAAGCTCCCTCCCTTGGAGGTCCGGGAACAGGGTATCAAGGACAAGCTGTGCAGATTGGGTCAGGAAGTAACGCTACGCCCTACACGTCAGCAGAACTACAAACAATGTACGGTCAGAGCCCAAGCGGAATTGAAAGTCTGTTTAATCAAGGTTTGGACTATGTAAAAAACAACAAGTTGTCTACTGCATTGGGCGCAAACGCGCTTGTCAATTACTTAGATAAACCCGATCCTTACGAAAAGCCGAAGTACAAGTCAACTTTTAAGCCAGGTTTGTACTCAGGTTATCAACCAGTACAACCAACCCCTTACCGTCCACAATATGCGGCTGGAGGCGTTGCTGATTTAGGCGGCTACTCTGATGGCGGGCGTATGCTCAAAGGCCCCGGAGATGGTATGTCTGACGACATTCCTGCGACAATTGCCAACAAGCAACCGGCACGTTTAGCTAACGAAGAGTTTGTAATTCCTGCTGATGTGGTTTCCCACCTCGGTAATGGCTCGTCTGAAGCTGGAGCCAAGCAGTTGTACAAAATGATGGAGCGTGTACGCAAGGCGCGTACTGGCAACAAGAAACAAGGCAAACAGATCAACCCTGAGAAATACTTAGCTTAAACATGTCACTGCACTATATTCCTCCTAATCAGCTACCTACAGTGTGGGATATAGCCGCGCCTCTCTTGCAAAAGAGTATTGATACAGAGCCTGACTTTATAACCATTGAGCAGGTGGAGTACGCCATACGCACAGGAAAAATGTTTTTACTTGTTTGGGACGAGCCGGATGAAGGTATTACAGGCGCGGCGGCGGTTGAGTTTATTGACTACCCCCGCTATCGCGTGGGGCATGGGACTTTATTGGGCGGTAAAAGCGTAGTCAAGCCTCACGTATTAGCAGAGTTAATTGCTTGGATGAAGTCCAACG